CCTCGGCGAGGAGGACGTCCCTCCCGCACTGCTTGGCGTAATGGCTCGCGATGATGACACTCTTTTCTAACACCGGGGTGAGAATGCCGTAGAGCGCTTCGAGTTGGGCGTTCTCGTAGGCACCCGAAGATTCACCGAAACCAGTTTTCATCATTATTGGAATAAGACGTGCGCGTCTCCTTCCTTGACACGAAGAATGTTGTGACTTAAGGCATAAATTCGCACATTTCTCTTGAAATCTGGGTTAGGGTTGAGGGTGAATTCGAAAATTTGATTTTTGATGGGAGTGAAATCCACCGCCCCCGACGGGCGAGGGTGTTCGGGGTCCAACCCGAACGCGTACGAATAGAAACGCCGAATCAGTTGGGTCTTGCTGTGGTGAATGCCACTCTGCACCGCCTTGAGAAAGTTCACCCCACCCGTGATTTCGTCCAAGACGACGTCGTTGTCCAAACGGATCTTTAAAGTTCGAAGGTTCTCGAAGAGCACGAGTTCACCGTTGTTGAATTTCCCATACTGAACAGCCGGGTCCGCACCGTTCGTCTCCACGATGTTGTCGTAATCGAAGGGACTGCAAAAGTAATACGGCGTGGTCAATTGCCCGAGATCCTCCCTCTGAATCACGAAATAGAGTTCCTTCACGGGGTGGGTGAATTGCGTGTTCACCTTCAATTCCGTCTCCCCAGCGTCGATGAAAAAACTCTCCTGTTGGAGTTGGGTGATGACGAAATCCGTGGGCGTGTTCTGGAGTCGAACCCTCTCCGCGCTTTCGACCCACCCCACCTCGGCCTCGAGGGTGAACTCTTTCAAGTGCAAATCCAGAGAACTCACGTCCGGACGCTGCATGAACACGCCGTTGTTGTATTGCACCAACGGCGCGACGTCTCGGAGTTTCACCACCACGTGAATCTCCTTGTTTCGTATGGCACACAGAGGGATGGCCCATCGCTCATGACCGTAGAACCAAAAAGGAATGTCGAAACGCCAATCGGTCTCCCCCGAAGCACCGCCGAGATAATTCAAAATAGTTTGAGACGACACCGGAAGGTCAGCGCTTCGCACCGGATATTTACCGATGAGGTTGTACAACCCCTTCTGTTTCGTCTGCGTGACGTAGTGTTCGCTGTGTATCTGGAGGAAATCCGACGTGAGTCTCTGCACCGGGACCTCGCCGACCTGAATCTCCACCCACTCCACGAGGGCGTGAGCCACGCTCTCTATCCACCCATACGTCGCCGTCACCGCGGGGAGTCTCAAGCGAAACGCCAAATTCGTGAGGACATCCCCGCCGTTTTGCGGGAGCCTGAATCGCAACCTCGCCCCGAAATCCGGAACGTTGTCCGCCTCGACGTCGAACGTCTCCTTGCTATACGAAAGCGTTCGCCGGTAGACGCTGTTGTAGAAACTGAACTCCGGGTTCGCGGTGAAATGTTTTTCCCTCGGACCACCAGAGGTCTGGAGTTGGACTCTACCAGCCATCTTCTAATAGTATGGGGGATTTAAAATTTTAAACCAGCCACACCGCCTGCGATGACCAAGATGTTTTGCGTCGTGGCGTAGACTCGAACTTTGTTGTCGTACCCAGCGAAACGAGGGGTGATCTCCACCGTGAGCATCTTGTGGGCGATGCGACTGAAATTCACGTGCCCAGAGGGTTCGGGGTTCTGCGGGTTCTTGGCGAAACTGTACATCCCGAAATCACTCTTAATCCTGTGAACGAAAACGGCGGCACCGTAGCGGTCCGAGGGGTCTTCGTTGTTCACCTCGGCGGTGAGGTAGGACTCGTCCGAGGGTTGGTTCACGTGGTGACGGAAAGGTACACCCCACGTGAGATAATTGGTGTCCCGGTCGAAAACCACCTCGTTGTTGAATCGCAATTCCACACGCTTGATGGTGTTGTAATTGTTGGGAAGGTTTTTCTGTTCCGCGTATTCCGATTGGGAGACGAAAAACATCTCTCGCACGGGACCTTGGAATTTCAAAAGCACCGAACGCTTGGTCTCCCCGTCTTTGATGTCGAACTGAGACATCGACAACTGCGTGATGAGGTACTCCATCGGTCTGGTCATGACGTACGCGCGCTCCTCGTCACCCAAGAAGACCATCTCCGTGTCCAGGGAGAGATTGCGAATCTCACCGGTCGCCACCGTGCTGTCAGGGGCCACGAGGGCACCACCCATGAAGAGCATCTCACTGAAAGGACGAAGGGTGAGACGGACCTCCACCAACTGTTTGGTCAACGCACACGAGGGGATGGCCAAAGCACTGTTTCGGTGGAAATAAAACGGCAACTCCAAATAATAGGTGTACGTGCGATCGGAGTACGTGAGAAAGTTCCCGTGACCGTTCAAAAAGTAAATCGATTGCTCCACGTCGTCGGAGTTGTGCCACAATTGGTTGTAAATATAAATAAACTCACCCGTCAAGCGTTGAATCACCTGGTTACCGATCACCAAGTCGGCGTATTCAATCATGTGCGAACACACGCTCGGGGGGTAGTAGTTATCGTTTCGACCAAAGTTATCCGGCGCCGGGTCACTCAACGTGACCTTCACCGTCATGTTTCGAATCAAGTCCCCCTTGTTTTGCGGAATCCGACAACTCACCGTGCGACCGAAATCCACCGGGTTACCATCGAACGGGGTCTCCACGGAAGCGATGGAGAAGGGTGTGTGGCGACGGAACCGACTCAAAAACAACGAGTGCGAGGGTTCGCCTGTGAGCCACTGATCGATCAGACCAGTGGTCGCTAATTCCAGGCGTCCAGCCATATTACTATTAGTAAGTGAGTAAAATTTTAACAATTAATTATGAGCGACAATGATAGATGAATTTGCAACTCAAGAAATTCGACCCCTCCAAGATTGCAGACGACCGAGTGTGCGTTCTGATTGGGAAGAGAAACACAGGCAAATCTTTTTTGACTCGTCACCTCATGAGTTTCAAGAAGCACATCCCCTCGGGGGTGGTGTTGTCAGGCACAGAGGAAGGGAACGGGTGGTACGGGAAATTCGTACCGGACCTGTTCATCTATCCAGATTTCGACAAGGAGGCCATCGAGCGGGTCATCGAGCGACAAAGAAAACTCGTCAAGTCTGGGAAGAAACAAAACGTCTTCATGATTTTGGACGACGTGATGTACGACACTAAAAACCTCCGAGAGACGTGCATTCGACAAATCTTCATGAATGGTCGTCACTGGGGGATTTTTTTCATGCTGTGCATGCAATACTGCATGGACATTCAACCGGCGCTCCGATCGAACATTGACTATGTTTTTGTGCTTCGAGAAAACATTCTCCAGAACCGGGAAAAACTTTGGAAAAACTTTTTTGGGGTGATACCCTCTTTTACGATGTTTAATGCCATCATGGATGCGGTCACGGAAGATTTCGGATGTTTAGTTTTAGATAACACCCAACGCAGTAACAAAATCACGGACTGTGTGTATTGGTACAAAGCCCCCCCTCACAAACCCTTCAAGTTGGGGTCGCGAGCGATGTGGAACATGCACAAGAAGATGTACAACCCAAAATACGACACCGATCCTCAGGTGGACCCGAAGAAGGCGAACAAGAAAACCGCCGTCACGGTGACGAAAAAAAAGTAGTGCGTTCACAGACGGATGCAAAAACCTGAGGTACAATTAAATGTCCACGGAAATCCAGGCGTTGAATTTGAACGACGACGGCGAGGGGTACGTACCCATCGCCCCGCCCACTCAGGCTGCACCCCCGCCGCCGACACCTCCACCCCCACCACCGGTGCAAAACGGTGGCACCAACAACGTCTCAACCGCGTTCGTGCCAAACGACACTGAAAAAAATATCCGTTTACAACAAAATAACATGATGGACAGCACGCCCATTCACGATGTTTTGGGGGGAGACGAAATGATGCCCCTCGAACCGCCGATGATGCAACAGCAGCCGAGAATGCAAGGCATGATGCACGAGGCCCCGCCGCAGACGCAGATGGCCATGGGTGGGATGATGATGCAGCCGCAACAGCAAGCGCCGCCGAAGGTTGAATCGAAGAATCCGCTCAACCTCACCGACGATCAGTTGACCGCCCTCCTCGTCGCCGCGTGCGCCGCGGCCGCGATCTCCAAGCCGGTTCAAGACAAGTTGGTCACCTCCGTGCCCAAGTTTTTGAACGAAGCCGGCTCTCGCTCGATGGTCGGATTGGCCACCACCGGTGCCGTCGCCGCCGCCCTCTTCTACATCGCCAAGGGATACGTCGTGAAGAACTAAGTGTCACTCACGTGTTCACCACAGAACTTTTGTTTCGTCCCTATCCTGTCGTACACGCCGATTTCAACGGCGATGTCTCTCAGTCGAAGGTAGTTTTTCCAAAACTTTTCCGAGTGAGAGTACTCAGGCACCGTGCAGTGGGCCAACTCGTGCAAAAGCACGTGAAATATTTGGTTCGGGGTGCCGTCCAGGCAGATGCAAATCTCCGCCCCTTTGTTCGTGTTGTAGGCAACCCCACCGTTCATGCGATGCACCGCGGTGATCGGGATGGGACGAGCCAATCGACCGAACGTCTCGTGTCCACGCAGGTGGTGACGCAGACGCGTGTATCGCTCCTTCACCTCCACCAAGTGCGGTGGGTCCTGAGTCGTCGAGAGCACCCAAAGATTGATGACGATTAAGATTAAAAATGCAATCATCTTCTATTGTATACAAAGATAAATTTACTATAAAATTGCGAGACCTCGTTGTCCCCTCCGATGGGTTCCCACGCGTGCAATCTAAATCCTAAACGTTCGAGGTGAGTGACCAAGAGGTCTTTGTACGCCACGGGCTCACTCATCGGCCCGCGCTCCGTGTAGTACGGGGTGTCCGCGAGGTACACGAAGAGTTTTTCCCCGAACCCACCGTACCCAGCCTCACCCTGCTTCGTCATGAAGAAACTCCCGTCCGCCATCTTGAGGGGTGTCCGTCGCAACACCCTGTCGCTGTCTGGAATCACACCCACCAAACGCGTGCCGAGTCGAGCCCGGTCACGGATTCCGCGAAGGCTCTTGTGGAAGAGGTCCTCCGTCGCGAACACGTATTGCAAAGAGAAATTGTAACAGATGACGTCGAACTTTCTCTTCGGACACGCCTGGATGTCACCGTGATAGAAATTCACGCTGAGATTCAAACTCTTCGCCCGCCGCTTCGCCTCCTCCAGAGCCGTGGCCTCCGGGTCACACATGTTCACCCTCGCCCCCACCTGCGCCCACTTTTGGAGGTCCCCACCGAATCCCGCACCCACGTCCAAGACGTGTTCGTCCCTTCGGGTGACCTCGCGTATGAGGGCACGCTTGACATCGTTGTGAAATTTACGCACCCCCTCCATTTGTCAGGGTGGGGAGGGTCACCCCTACCTTAAGGCAATTTTTATTCTTTTTTTACAGTATGAGTCTCGAAGATTTCATCAAGGCTTGTGCCATCTTGGGGGAAGGCATCGTGTTGAGTCATCACTACATATGGAGAAGGAGGGGGTAAATTTTTATTTTTTGTAAATGTTCCAGGGAACAAGAAGAGTTAAAGGTATTTTGTGATATTTATGTACACGTACACAATGTTTGAAAAGACCTTCTCCGAAAACAACCCTCACGTCGGTGCGGCCGTCGATCAGTGCCACCTCGACCTGACGTACGGACTCGTTCGCGCTCACAAACCGAAATCCATCCTCGAACTCGGCG